AAATACTTACCAATATATGGTTCAATTGTTGCTAGAGTTCCAAGTCTTTCATTCATTAATTCTGATTCTTTTAATTCAGCAAATTGATTATCATATAAGAAATCATATTGAATGTGATCACTTAAAGAATCCCAATCTTCTGGTGTAATTATATTCTTTAAAATTAACTGTGTTTTAAGTAAATCACTGAATAAATTTCCGAATCTTTTTCTAAGTCTTCCTACAAATTTTGCAAACTTTAATTCATCTCTTAATATCTCTGATGATCTTCCTAAATTAAATCCACCATCACTTGCAATTCTTGATTCTGGAACTCCTAATGCACGGTATAATTTTTTCTGAAAGTATTCAATGTCTGTAAGTTCACCTAAGTTTTGTCCACCAGGTAATGTTGTGATTTCAGTTCCTCTTCCACCTTCTCTTCTTGGTAGCCAGAAATCTTCCATCATAGACATGAATTTACGATCATCTCTAACTTCACCAGTATTTGCATCATAAACTAACTTATTACGATAACGACTCATTACTTCTTTCAAGTATTGTTCTGCTTTTACCTTTGGAAGATTACCAACATCAATATAAAATATTCTTCTTTCTGGTGCTCTTGATAATCTATAAATTACAAGACTATCTTCAATCATTCTTAATTGATTAAGAGCCTTGATTGCTTTATGTAAGTAAGATAAACAAGTTCCTTTATTACGATCAAATAATCCTGATGTTACATGACAAACTGAATCTTTTGCTATTTTAATTTGCCCCTTTCCACCTGCACCTGCAGCACTTGCATACATCGTTGTAGGATAGTTTGGTTTAGGTGTATAGATGTAATACTCATCTATCTCAGGATATTCTGACTTTTTAGTTCCATTTCCTGCAAGTGGATCTAATGGTAAATTACCTTTATTTTTTGTTCCCTTTTCTTGACGAACAAATTTCATCTTCATCGGATCAACATATCTGATCTCTTGAATACCATCTTGTGGTCTCTTGGTATCAATAACTTTTATGTAATATAATCTTCCATCTACATACCAATTTTTAAATATTTCGTGAGACTTCTTATCAAAGTCCATCATTTCTTTGATGCCTCTGAATTCATCTCTAATTTTATCTTTTAATTTATCAGTTGCATTAACATTTGATAATTCTATTTCTACAGGAGAATCATATAAATCACTGACTATTCCTTCATTTACAACATCTTCAATCGCACCATCACATTCTGGATGAAGTGACATTTCACGATATCTCTTGATTAAATCATACTCTGTACGATATACACCTTCAATATCAACATACTGTCCATAAAAACCAGATTGCACAAAATAGTCAACCCCGTCCTCGTTTGACCGAGGAACGGGTGAGACTACTGAATCGGGAGTATTTTCCGAATCATCAATTGAGAATCCAAAGAGTTTTGCCATCGTATAATTTTATTTCTTTTATTATAGCACTATTTATCAGTTTTAACTTATGCTCTCTCCTCCAGCATTTTCACCGACACCTTTGATAGATTCAAAGTATAGTACTTGTAATTCTACCGTAAACTCCTCTATTGTGTCAACTGTTTCGTAAGATAAGTCAACCTGACTTATATTTGTTGGGAAGACATCGTAGAATCTGTAACTTCTAAGTGTTGATCCATCACGATCAAGTTGATGAACATAAGCATCTTCTTGATAGTCTGCTGGATTGTTTGCACCAGTTGCATCAGATAATCTATTGATTGAATTCATCCACTTTTCAAAAGCAGAACGAATTGAGAAATCAGTATCGTTAATAACTGTAATAGTCCAAGTATCAAATGTTCTATCACCTGCTATCTTTAAGATTCTTCCTCTAAAGTTAACATCAATTGGAGTGATGTTAGAGGCAGGTAATGCAGCTGCCTTAACTAAGAATCTTGCCTTATCCTTTACATCATTGTCGATTGCAATTTCCTCTGGAAAAGCAAGTTCGACTTCAAAGAGATTCGGTCTTGCACCACCACCAACTAACTTACTTTTAAAGTCAGTGATTCTTCTTAAAGGTGGTCTATTAAATTGGGTTGCCATTTTTTTTAATTACCTCGTTAAACAGAACCGACTACTTCCTCGAATGATACACCTGTTCGTGTAGCAACGAAGGTTAGACCGATGAAGTTAATGGATCTTGCAGGTTTAATGAATATGTCTGCGACAAATTCATTATTATCTATGATTGCAGCAGTGTTATTTGTTTCATCACAGATAACTCTGAAATCAAAGATTCCTCGTTTTGCCTGTACATCACGGAGGAACGGTTCAACAATATTCACAAAGTTTGTTCTTGTGATTTCATCGTTGAATTCAAACATCTGATCTCTTGCAGCAGATGATATTGCATTTTCAAGGAAGATAAACAATCTACGAACGTTTATTCTATCAAATGCTGATGATTTGCTAAGTCCAGTCTTATCACCGAAGAGAACTATTCCTCCACCAGGTGAGAATATGATTGGATTTATTCGATTTGAATACAACTGGTCTCTCTGAGTTTGAGATGGGTTGTATGCTAGTTTAACTGCATTGAGTATTGCACCTCTTGCAGTTCCTGCTGGTGAGAACCAAGGGAAGTTGTTAATATCGTTTCTTGCACATAATCCAGCAATGTCTCCATTCATTGGAACATATCTGAATGTGTCTGCGAAACGGTCATACATGTATTTGTAGGTACTGTCAAATACTGCGAATGATGAGGATGAAACAGGAGCAAAGAAACTAATTACGTTATCAGTAATCTGTGAGTCGTTAAAGACTGTTACAGATCCTGCAGTTCCGTCACTGAGGAATGCACCTCTATTTGGTGAAACAAATGCAACTGCATCTTTTCTTATTTCAGCAACAGATATAATTTTGTTTGCTAATGATTGTGCTGTTTCTTTAGTATGATTACCAGAACCCATTAGAATAAAGTCTGCTGAGTTTAAGTTATCATCTTCAAAGAGTGAATAACCATTTGCTAGTCCAGCTAAAGTTACTTGGAATGCTCCAGTAGCATCTTCGTCTGCACCACCATCATAGTTTTTACCACCAGCTAGTGTTAGTGTGGTTACACCGATACCAGCAAATCTAATACCCTGTGCATTTTGATCCCAACCATTATCAGATTTAAGATCAAAATCTGTACCACCAACATCAAATGCTGTAGTAACGATACCTGCAGGTGCTCCACCAGCAAATATGTTTGTTGAATTATTGTAAGTGTACTTTCTCCAGTATGAAGGTGATCCTAATGAATACTCACCATCTTTTGCTTTTGAAAGTGATAAGTGCTTCTCTAAAATTGAACCTGCATTACCAGTTACCTCACCAGTATCGTCTATAACAACAACATGAACTTCATCAAATCTTGAGTCACGGGCAGCAGCAAATGATGATGTGCCAGGACGATCTGCAATATTATTCCAGTTGATCGAGGAGTTTGTTAGTTGTATTGACTGTGAATCAAACCAATCTGTGTTAGCAGTTGGTGTTCCTGTTGTATATGAGGATGACTGTCCATTAGTGTGAATAGCAACTGCAGTATTTCCAAACTTGTAAATACCATTTGGTTGATATCCTACTTCTGTGCTGACACCTGCGTTTGTTACTGACTCAAGTATCTTAACAGAAACTTTTTTATTGGTTGAATCAACTTCAGTAACTATTCCTTTAAAGTAACCAGTTAGAAGTGATGTTGTACCAGAACCTGCAACAACAGTGTTTGCTGGAATACCTTGTGTTACACCATAACCAACAGCAATATTTGTTGGTAGTGAACTGAAAGTTAATATTTGATCTGCTAGATCATCTATGATTGCAACTTTTAAACCGTTTCCCCATGAGCCAGGATTTCTAGCAGCAACAGTTACTCCAGTAATTGTTGATCCATCATATCCTAGATCATTATAGTCTTCTGTACTTTTGATCTTAATACTTCCTGCTGTTCCAGCAAAAGCATTTTTAAGATCATCATCGTCTGCTCTAACAACTCTTAGAGGACCACCATATGAAAGATATGATGATGCAGTCATCCAATACTCATAATGCTTATCAGCAGAGTATGGTTTTCCAAAATTATCTAATAAATCTTGCTCTGTCTCCACCAAAATTGGAAGGTCAACTGCTCCTTTGGCAAATGGACCAACAAGAGCACCAACTTTGTCCGATGCTGTGTCTACACGACCAACGGTTAAGTCAACTTCTCTAACTACAATTCCAGGAGATGCTAAATTTAGTGGCATCTTTGTTCTCCGAATCTCAGATTATTTCTGAAATTATTTATTAAAATATCCTTTTTCATGTAGTCTACATGCAACTAAGTTATACTTATTGTCTGCGATCCGTCCTTATTATCTGTAATAATTATTTTTTTATCTGGAAATGAGTTGGATAATAATTTTTTTAACTTCCAATATTTAAATGGATTTTCCATATCATAGACCTTCACTCCAAAAGTTATCCACTGGAGTTATATTTCTTGATACAAAGTATAGTCCTACATTACATACAAACCAGTTGATATTTATTACCCAAGTTTGTCTCCACAGATACTTTCGATTTGATTCAACTATGTAGATATTTCTTTCATTATCCATTCTTTTAACAATTTGTTCCAACACCAATGCAACAACAAATCCAATTGCATATATGTAAAAAGCAAAGTTAAGAAAACTAGAACTGAAAAGTAAAGCTGAAATCATCTATAATCCCACATGTAAGAACGATCACCGTATT